TTGATTATCTCAATTCTTTCAAGTCGAATGTACGAACACCATCAACTGTGATACGTGCATAGAATCTGTTATTAACCATTTTCTTAGCGTAACGTGTCATAATACCTTTTATAGGTGTGAAGTTGAATGGGTTATACATTGTAGGTGTTAATTGTAACGGTACGTATGGTGCGTAGATGTAACCTGTATCTAACAATGACGTTCCTTTGTGTCCAATCAATACTGTGTTTGAAGGGAAGTAAGGGTCACGGTATACTTGGTAACGACCTGCTAATGTACCAACTCTTTCGATACCCATATTGTATTGGTCTTGCTCAGGAGACGCGTTAGATACGTGGAAGTATTCTAAATCGTCAAAGATAGCTGAAACTTCAGAAGAAACAACAATCCAGTTAGCTCCACCTCTCAATGTAGATTTGTGAATTTGAGCTGATAATTGGTTAATAGCCGTAATCAACGTTTGATTCCAATCTTTTTGAGTATAAGATGTTGTTTGTTGGATTCTTCTCCATCCGTTGTAATCCCAACGTAGGTTCCAAGCCGCTCCTTTACGTAAATCACGTAAAATCTCACGGTCAATCTCAGCAGCAACTTGTTCTGACAATAATGCCGTTAACTCAGCCTCAGCGTCGATGTTATGGAAAGCAGCAACGTCTTGAGCTAACTCAGGAGACCATTGTGCTCTTAATTTTCTTTCAGTAACTGATACTGTAACTGACTCTAAGTCAAAAGATACTTCACCAATTCTGTCTTCAAATTCTAATTCTTCGTAACGTTTAAATACTGCAACGAAAGAAGTTTCAGTATCTGCAGATGTAATAGTCGTTCCTGTGTAACCATCTAATGTATCAGCACCACAACCAACACAAGCTGGACAAGATAAATCAACTTCTAAATAGATGAAACCGTTAGCGTCACAGATATTTCTGAATGAACCACCATTTCCTGTAGATGAGAAGTTAGTTTTAACTGAATTCCCGTATTGAACGATACCTTTACCATATTGTTGTGTAACAACTCTAAATAATAATGGTGTGTTTGCAACTACTGTACAAGCTGATTCTGCAGAGATAGATAAACCAGCTCCTTTAGTGATAATTAAATCAGTTAAGAAAGATTCAGTATCCATTTCATTTCCATCAGGACCGATTAATTTACCTGCACCTGTTTCTGCGAAACCTGACATTTTGATAATTACTTTTCTTACAGTCGCTCCGTCTAATTCTTCAACTTGGTCAACTAATTCAGAACCTGACCATACTTGAACTCTAGTGTCCGCAGTGATTACCGCAAAAGAACCTTTTGAGTAATCAAATAATCCTGCTGGGTCCAATCCTGGTTCAGCACCTTCATAAAATAAATCATAAAGATTTTTGTTACCATAAGTAGAACCATCACCATATCCTGCACCTACTTCCGCAGGTCCGTCTGGAGCTCCAAATGGTTTAAAGTGATTACCACCATCGTAACCTTGAATTTTAGGTACGAAGTAGAACAATTTACCGATTGGTAAGTTCATTGCTTGTACTGAAACGATGTCATTCGCTAATAATTTAGAGAATACACGTCTAACGATAGGGAAAACTACAGTTTCAAACGCTCCGTTTGAACCTTCTGAAGTTGCCTCGTTAATTAAGAAAGACGCTTGATTCTCATATAATTGAGCTACGTTTTCTTTTAAGTGACCTGTTAAGTCTTCTAAGAAACCTAATTTGTCCCATTTGTTGATTGTATCTTCTTTGATAACTTTAAGGTGTTTTAACCCGATGTTACCTACAAGACCTGATTCTAATAATGCTCCCATTTTTAGTTTTTGTTTTTATTTGTTTTTAGTTTATTTTTATTTTATTTTCGTCATCAAATCTTTCATTCTAAGGAATTGTGGATTTTCATACGTTTTTGATTCAATCAAGTTAATTGCTGACCCTGTTACAGGTGATTTGTCAATTGTTCTTTCGATTGATTCATTGATTGGTTTTGAATTATTACCTGATAATTCTTCTTTAAGAAATTGGAATAAGTTCTTAGATTCTTTAATTGTTTCAACAGAATCAAAACGTCTTAAAATATTAATTTTCTCTTGTTTAGTTGTTGTATGTTCAGTAAACAAACGAGTAGCATAAGCTAAGTTTGAGTTGAATACCGCAACTTCATTAAGTTTATTTCTAAATACGTTAAGAGCTTTTCTGTATTCTTCATTTTTTTCTCTAAGAATTTGTAATTCTTGTCTATTTTGATTTTCTTTGATAGCTGTATTAAAAGATGAATGAGCTCTTGGTTTTGGTAAACCACCACTTCTGAAATTAGACCCGTTAGCCTTAGTTCTTGATGCTTCTTTCGCTTCTACTTTTTTAGGGTTAATTTTAAATTCACCATCTAAATTTTCACCATCTTTATAAGAGAAACCTTTTTTCGCACTACCCGTACCAACTGACTTAGGACCTTGTTTTCTTTTTGTTGCGAAACCTTTACCTTGATTTGGTTTAGAGTCGTAATTGAATTTTGGTTTACCCATACCAACACCTTTAGGTCTGATAGTTTTTTTAGATTCCATTACGGGTTCTTCAAATTCGTCACCCATTTCTTCATCCATTTCAATTTCGTACTCAATGTCCTCCTCTTCATTGTAAAAATCGTGGTCTTCATCTAAATCATTTACGTCTTGAAATCTGTCTTCATCATATTCTTCATTGAACAATCTTTCAACTATAGATTCGATAGATTCATCATCTTCATCAAATTCAATATCATCATCTTCTTCAAGTTCAAAACCATCTAAATTCAATTCGTCAGATTCGTCAAATTCAGAACCATATCCTGAATCTTCAATACCAATACCTGACATATCCAATTCATCATTTTCGTCAAATTGGAATTCATCCATTTCATTAAACTCGTCCATATCTGATTCTTGTACTATCATATATTCTTTGTTTGTTGTGTTATCTTTTAAATTGATATTCCCCTCGTTATCTTTTTTAACGATTACCTCGTCTTCAGGACCCATTAATTGGAAAACTCTTAAAACTTCTTCATCACTAACATCATCGCCAGTTAAATCAATCGGTTCTTCATCGTCCATTTCCATATCAAAGTCCTCTTCTCCTTGAGAATCAATGTCAAGATTATCAGTATCCATTTCTGCGTCTAAATCCGTAACATCTACGTCATCTTCTGCATCCATATCAACCTCTGTGTCATCAATCTCATCTTCTTGTTCGAATAGAGACTCTTTTACTAATTCTTTGATTTCTGCTTTCATTGTTGAAGCTAGTATTCCTTTTGCGTTTTCTGCGACGGCTTCTTCCAAATTTTTCATTTGAATAAATGCGTCTTCTACTAAAGAGTTTTCTTTTGCCATTTAAAAATGTTTGTTTTATTTCTTAATAAATATTACCATTTTTAAAAAAAACTTAATTTTAAGATTTACTGTGTCAAATATTTTTAATATCTTGTTTTATTTTTAACTAAAAAAAATATAAGCACAAAAAAAAGGAGAGATATTATCCCTCCTTTCATTCTATTGAATTTTAAAATTAATCCTCAATAACCTCATCTATTTTACTTTCAACGATACCTGTTATCCTCCAATCCATAGTATAATTCTCATATACCTTAGTTACTTTAGCCTCAACATCAGTAGGGTTGTAAGCCTTAACTAATTTTTCTTCTCTTACTTTTTTTACTTTTCCTGATTCTGCGTCTAACAAATCAGAGCAAATTTTTGCTACAAAATACTTTTCTCCTTGTTCCATAAATTATTTATTTTTATTTGTTTCCTAAATAATCGTTCAATTTTTTCATTAAGTAAAGTGATTTGTTATTACCATTTAATTCTTTTTCTTTTCTTGATTGATTTTCTTCTTCAATGTTTTCATCAAATTTTGTTCTATCATTAGGGTCTAAGAATAAATAAGCCCCCGGTGTTGAAGGTGACGAAACTAAGTCAAAACAAATTAATTCGAAATCGTCTTGTACTTCATTTTGTTCTCCAACTTTTTTAAGTGAACCAACCCCTCTTGATGATATACCTAAAGTAACGCCTTGTCTTAGATAGTTAGCTGCCATATCCCCTTTAGTTGATACAATACCTCTTTCGTGGAAACCAGGACTTGTTAGTAATTTTAATTTACCCATTAATACATTACCTTCCCACCATACTTCAGTAATCATATGAGAAACACGGTCCAAATCAATTAAAGAAGATTCAGGGTGGTTTAACTCTGAAAGTGACACCCCTTTATCAATCATTACTTTGTAGTTATCCGCTTCACGTTTTAAAATACGTTCAGGGTAAACTCGACCATTTCTATTTGGTGTATTATATTTTTGTAAAACTGCGTAGAATTCAAATGGTTTAGAATGGTCTAAGTTAGTTCTAGATTCCATTATGTATGAATTATTCTCAGTTTTTGGGGAAATGAACCCCGCGTCGTACTCTATTAATATCCCCCTACCTGTTTCATTAGGGTTTAAAATTTTTAAACTCATCTTGATGTTTTAATGATAAATATTAAACATCTTCGGTTTGTATCGTTTCTTTGAGTGTTTTAATATTTTTAGATAGGTAAAATTTAAAATAGGGGTTTATTTTAAAATTGTCTAAAAATATTTGTGAAGTAATATCTTTTAGAGTATCTTTAACCATTCCATCTTTAAAATTTAAAGAGGTGTCGTTTATATAAAAATTAATTTCGAGATTCATAAACGATTTTTTATTTAGATTTAACCCACTTGACCTTAAATCTAAATCAACAATAAATTTATCGTCAAATATTGTATTTTTAGTTTTTTCATAAACTGAATGTTTAATGGCTCTGCTTAAGTTAAGTACTACTCGTGACCAATTATCAACGTCTTTTTTAGGTTCAACCCAAGTTTGGATGTTTAAGTATAGTGACTTTAAATTCAATGAATCAACCGTTCCGTATAAGACTTTTGCGGCTTTAAACCCTTGGATTTTTGAGGTTTTCCCTTTTTTCATTATTTTTCATATTGTATAACGTTTATTTTTATAAAATGTAAGTATATTTACAATAAGAGTCAAAAAACTCATAATTTAACAATTTTTTAATATGATAATAGTAAAGGTCGGTAAAGATAAAAACATTGAGAAAGCATTAAAACAATATAAAAGTAAGATTATCAAGACCAGACAAATGTCCGAATTGATGAATAGAAAAGAGTTTATTAAGACTTCTGTTAAAAAAAGAAACGTACTTAACAAAGCTAAGTACGTTCAAAAGATGTATAAATCTGACAAAGATTAAAGATTTTCGTATAAACTTTTAAGTTTGTAATAATTTAATTTATCGTATTTCTCAATTGAAAGTTTATCAATAGTTTCATTGATTGTTTTTCTAGTTGAACGGTCGTGATTTTGATTATACATTGTATTCAATCTCTCAACCACATTTTCTTTAATGGTAGAATACTTTGGTTCTAACTCGGTATCGTTAACTGATAATAATTGATTAAATTCTCTTTTTTCTGATTCGTTTAACCCATCAAGATGTTTTGAGATTGTTTTGTTTGCCATAGAAATCATAGAACTAAAAGATACATTTACAACTTCTTTCTCTTTTACCGGAAATTTTGATAATGATTCAGAAATTAGTTTTTTACTTTTAATTCTATTCTCAATAGTTAACACACCTGTACTGAATAATGAATCAATTGTTTCGTATTTATTATCTGTCTTACTATTTTTAACCCACACTGATAATTTTTTTAATTCAGACGGGTCAATTTTATTAGTAGTGTTTTCAAATAATTTAATTGATTCGTTAATGTAATCGTCAACAATGGATTCACTTAGTCCTTTATTAGATGATAAATCATCATATAAATAAAATAATTTACTAACGTTTTTGTTCTTTAAAACATATTTATCGAAGTTTTTTAATTCCTCTTTAAAAGTTCCGTTTTTATAAGACTCTACTAAAACGTTTTCTATTTTTGATTTTAATATTCCAAATTTCATTTTTTCGTTTTTATTATAAATATCAATCTCTTAGAAGTTTGTTCAATTGATTCTCAATATCACCTAAAGAATTTCTTGCTTTAGATAAATCAATAAACGATTCCTCATTTAATAAATCCTCATTTTCTACTAAGATTTTTAAATTATCTCGTCTCTCAAACGATTCAGGTGTTACACCCGCATCACCTCCTGGTTCAGGACCTGTGGGTGGTGGAGCCATTGGTTCACCTCCACCTAAATCAGGCATTCCTCCTCCTCCACCCGGTGGTGGCGGTGGTGTTGCACCTGCGGCTGCGGTTTGAGTGACTCCTGAAGTAGTTTTAGTACCATATAATTTATCAATGTTATCAAAGATACCTGTATGGGTAATTATCGTCGCGGTGTTAGTTAACTCGGCACCAACTGCTTTCTCAACACGTTGTTGTTGTAAGTCTAATTTAATTTCGTCATCAGAGAAACCAAGGATATGTTTTTTGGCCCAAGAAACCGATACAGGTGCGATACCTTCAATTCCTGCAACTGCGTCTTTGTATAATGTTATTTTTTCTTTCCAAGCTTCAATTTTTAATAAGTCGGCCTGTGTCGATGGATTTGCTAAACCTAATGTGAAATTTGATAACTCATCTTCGAACCCTAACAAAAATAAATGAATGATTGCGATTTTATTCATTTCAGCTATCATACATTTTTGGATTCTATTAATCGTTCTTGCAAAACGAATATCCATTAATGATAAATTCTTACCTTCACCAACAGGTTCTTCGAAACCTAAGAATGCTTTAGGAACACGTAATGCGGTTAATAACTTCTTTTGAATATATTCGATATCCGCTATCTCCCCTAAGTTCTGAGCTCCCGGCAATGTGTCAATTGGACTTGGTGCTGCCGGGTCACGAACAGGTATAAAGTAATCTTGGTCAACCGCCATTTGATTGAATCTCATATCAACGTTACCTGTTTTACCATCAACTACTTGGTCACGTTTAAATTTGTTAGCAACACGTTGTACATATGGTTCAACATCCTTATCGTCCATATTACCAACGAATATTTTAAATACACGTCTTTCAGGAGCTCTTGAGGTTCTATAGATTAACATCGCGTCTTCAGATAATAATAATTGTTTCCAAATACGTCTTGCCTTCTCTAACATTGATGTACCATATGGAAGTTTTCTATCATCACCTAATAAACGGAAGTGAGCGATTTCCCAAGAGTTAAACTCCATATCCTTAACTTTCCATTTGAATCTCAAACCTTTACTGTCAGCCGGCTCTTCAACATTCTGAGTTCTTGTGGCCATACCACGTTCCAAACGTTCAATTTCAATATTTGGTAATTGCATACAACCAACAATTCCTTTCTCAGCGTCTAGCTTCAAGTAAACGAAGTTATCCCCGTATTTACAGGTGTTTCTCACCCACATTGGTAAGTTGGTATTAATATCTAAAATATTGTTGAATAGGTCCGTTAAAATTGATTTAATACGTTTTGATTCAGAATAGATTTGTAACATAAAACCATTTTGGTCAACTGTTGTTGCTTCTTCACCATAAATGTCTAACGCCGCAGAAATTTCAGGTGTATATTCCATAGATTCGTAATCGTAGAATGAGGCCAAACGTGTTGGTTCATAATAGATTGCTTGTGAGTATAAATTTGTTTCAATTTTTGCCCATTGATTACCTAAATAAAAGGTTTGTTGTGCTTGTAACTTTTCCCTTTCATAATCGTCTTTAGAAGTTGTTTTTAACAATTCTTTTTTGTCGAACTTATATGTTGGGTAATCTTGGTTTAACAACGAATTAGGTCCAAATGATTGGGACAATCGTTGCCAAACTGTCAAATTTTGATTATTGTTTTCCATATAGGTAATTTAATGCTATTTATCATTAATTAAATACTTCATAATTTCATTATCGTCGACCTGTACCAAATAACCAACCATATGTTTGGTAATCTTGCGATGATACTGAATCATTAGTATTCATTCTATCCATCATATTTGGTAATACAGGGTTGAATGATATGTTATCTCTAACTGATTTATTATCGTTTACTGACCAAGACTCAATCATTGCTTTTGCTTGTTCAGTTACTTTAGTTAATTTACTGAATGAAGTTTCCCCCACGTATGTTGCCATAGCCACTGACATAAGTAAATCGTCGTGTCGTCCTTTTTGGTGGTCAGGTCTTCCATTGATATAGATGAAAGTATCCATTTCATTATATAGTCGTTGACTATAAATCCTAAAATCGTGTCTCATCGCCTCTTCATATGATGCGATAATCTGAACTCGTTTGTTGTTAAAGTTAATTCCCGGTATTTTTTCAGCGGATTTGGGGTTATACTTCCAAGTGTTATTCATATCTTCACCATCAACGTATAAGTCCTTATACCCTAACTCTTGTAATTTACGTGAGGTAGAAACTCCCATCCCACCCGTGATATCTATTACGACATACGCCGAATACATATTGGCCCATTTAAAACAAATCTCTGCCATAGTATCTGGAGGTAATTTACCAACAAATTCAGCGACTTGTTCACGAGTGTCAAAATCAACAATTTGAAATGAACTAAAATCCTCACTATCTCCACGGCTGACATCGACACCCATAATGTATTTATGCCCAATAACCGGGTCTTTCCAAATCCATAGTTGATTACCTAACATTCTATTTTGAGGTTCTAAAATATAATTCTCACGTATTTTCTGCATTAATCTTGAATCAAATACGTTATCCCCCGAACCAAGGAAATTACATTCTAACTCTTGTGAAACTTTACGTTTATCATATTTAAGTTTCTTAATCATTCTTTCGAACCAATCAGAACAAGGTTTGTAACCATTGTTAATTAATTCTTTAGCCTCATCAAAGTTTCTTTCTAAAAATGGTTTGTCGGTCCAATGAATAATTTTTGTTGGGTCGTATTCTTCTTTATGTAATAAATAATGAATTGCGTCATCGGTTTTTACAAAATATAAATCTTTAGTGTAACGAGGGTCACGATACCAATACATTTCAGTAATTTTGAAATCATTCATTCCACGCAATGCTTGGTCATAAATTTCATAATAGATTGGGTCATTACCATTTGGTGTTGAGACAACAATTACTTTACCCCCTGTAGATAGGGATGCCATACAAGCTGACCAGAAATCACTATCGGCTTCGATAAACGCGGCCTCATCAAATACTAATATCGTAGGGGTAAATCCACGTAAAGCATCCTTTGATGTTGCAACGGCTTTAACCTCACACCCATTATTTAATTTCCAATGTTTTGTTGATTTTTTATTGGGGTCAATTGAAATGTTAACCCAACTTGGCCATTGTGTGGTAAACATTCTAACTTTATTAGCCATTTCGATTGACGTATCAAGTTTGTTGGCAATGATTAGAATTTTCTCAGGTTTTTCTTTTCTAGCAAACCCTAATTTTTTTGATATCCAAGCGGCGGTTACTGTTGTTACACCTGCTTGACGATATTTTAATGCTATGTTCTCATTGTGGTTTTCATAATCCTGTAACAAAGTAATTTGGTCAGGGAATAACTCTAATGGTACAAATTTTGAAACGGTATTGTCGTATGTCTGTAGATATGTTCTTAACGCATAAGAAGTGTCCTTCATACATTTAACATATTCCAATAATACTTGGTCTTTATTTAAACTCATATAGACGATTTAACTTATAAATATCAAAAAACCCCCAATTAATCACTTAATGGGGGGTTAACTATTAATTTAACTGGATTTAATCCCAATCATCTAAATCTAAATCATCAAAATCAGTCATATCGTTATCATTATCATCATTACTTTGTGATGGTGTTTCATCATCTTCGTAATCATCATCGTCATCATTTCTATTTTGAATTTGAACTCTAACTTCACTAACCATACGGTCAATTGCAGTCATTGCCGATGGGTCATTTTTTAATAGACCTTCAGTGAACGTTTTTAATTGTTTAGCCGATAACCTACCAAGTTTATGGAATAAATATAATTGGATTATTCTTTGGTCGTCAGCGAATATCTCGTTAGGCATTGCCTCCTGTAATTTTTTCCAAAAGATTAACCCCAAACGTGAATCCCAAACTTCGCCAGGTAACGTATCTTCACTACCCGCAACCATTTTAGATTGTTTTTCATCTTCAGGTAAACTATCCCAAGCCATAAAGTCAAACACACCTTTCACCAATTCGTGAACTAATAAAGGTAACGTCATTGCTCTTGCACTGATGGTGTAAGGTCCATTGTCATTTTCAGGTTCAACAATTTCTACTTGTCCCAAATGTCCCATACCAGAGGATGCTGAACTTTCCATATTAGGATAAATCCAATATAAATGTTCCATAGTCGCTTGAGAGACATTATATGCCGTCATCAACTCAGGATTGATATCGTTAATTTTATCACTTAATTCTTTATACAAATGACCAACATTGAATGCTGCCCCTTGTACAAATGTATTCATAATACGTCTTTTAGTCTTTTCATCTTTGAATGTTTGAAGAGCGTCGGCCTCCATTCTTTTATCAAAAATTTCTTTACCTTTTTCCCAATCAAAATCTTCGAAATCCGCAGCAAATTCTTCTAAGTCTTGTTGATGTTTTTCAGCGTTTTTAAATGCGTCAACAACTTGAGCGTCACTAAATTTTTCAGGTTGAGTTCTCATTCCTTTAACCGAACTCATTGGCGATGTGATTAATTTTGCCTCTAATTTTAATCGTTTACTGTATGGGGGTTTGTCTAAATTAAAATGTTCTGTAACTAATTTCTCGGCCATTTTTTCGATGGCTTCACTATTTCTACCTTGGAATCTTGATATCGTTCCTAATGAGTTCATAGCCGTACCCATTAAATTTCTAAACACACTATCAGGGTCACCTTCAACCATTTGTGAATTGTCACCTAAAGCATCTTTAACTTTCTCAACTGAATGTTGGAAAGATTCTGAAGATAAGATGTCAATTAACTCGTCCGATAATCCCATTTCGTGATATGGTGTTTCTTTTTTCTCAATTTTTGATTGAGTACCACGTTCCATTCTTGAACCCCCAACATTTGAATAATCAATTGGGGCTTCATTGATTTGGGATTTAATATTATCCAATAACGTTTTCTCACGCTTAGTTAGACCTTCATTAATTAATTTGTTATCTAAATAGTTTTTAACTACTTTGATATCTTCCATTTTGGGGTTTAAACTCATTATTATTGATTTTATTTGTTAATATTATATTCCAATTGATTTTGATGTTAACCAATCAGGTAATCCATTTTCATCATTATCTTCATTAAGACCCATTATAGGTAATTTTAAATTTCTTTTCACAACAGGAAATTTTTTTGGTGATTCTACCATAATATTTTTAATTGTGTTTATAAAATCTTGTTTACTCATTTTAGGTGAAATATGTTTCTCAACTAATTGTGTTATTTTTTTCTCTAATTTTGATTCATTTGTTGGTAATGTAAAACCAGGTACTGTACTTTTTGAAACATTGGTTAATGTTTTAGCGTATAAATTTTCAGCCGTTTTTTGGTAAACAGGAGTTCCTTCATCTTCATTTGTTTCAGTTTTCTTTTTAGGTAACTTATCAAAGTTAGTCTTTTTTGCGAATTCATCCGCCATTTTACACCATTTTTTTTGTTCTTTTGTTTTACCGTCCCCACATTTAGCAAAAAAATATTTTTGTTGTTTTTTAGATTCAAATTTTTCATCAACTTCTTGTTCACCCTCTTTTACTTCAACATTTTGATTTTTAAGAACATCAGGTGTTTTTAACATTTGATTTAATTTTGCAAGGTCTGCGGGGTCTTTTGAACTAAATCGTTTTGTGACTATTTCAGTTTC